ACGGCAGTTGTATTATAGTTACTGTTTAAGATATACAGACTTCCATCACTAAATGCTCTTTTAGGGTCTTGTGATTGTGTTATGTCACTTACTATAGAAATTAAATCTTTATATTGCTGAGTTGTTTCTGGAAATCCAAGACCTGTCAACCAGTTATGAATTGCCATATAATTTTCCATATTCTCATCAACCATAAATCTTAGAGATAAATCACCATAGGTAATTTTATCTCCAGGAACATCAATATCTTTTAGATATGTTGGTTGAGTATTGAGTGATAATGTAATTTCTGGTATTCTTGCCGTATTACAAAAAAAGGCAACTTTAGGTTCTTTTGCTAATGAAAACTTAAACCCAACTGGTGATAGGAAGTTTCTATTATCAATTTGGTTGGGAAACGAGCAGGACATTTTTATTTTTATTTAGAGTGATTTGTTGTTTTAATTGATTTACTATATACTATAGTATTCTAACCTGAAATGTTTAATGGATTTAATCAAATATCTTCAAGAAAATTGGGATAAATCTAAGTTCATTAAAGTATCCTTAAATAATTCGATCAGGGATCAAATTGAGAATAGTACAAGTTTCTTAAATTGCCATTACGATTCTATTCCTTTAAGGACGAGGGCATATGTTCTTGCAAATCATATTACAGAAAATACAATTCCAAAGTGTAAATGTGGTTGTGGAAAAGTTTGTGCAATTGATAAAACATATACTGAAAATGGATTCAGAAGTTACTCAAGTTCAGATTGCTCTAGAAAAGATAAAACAGTTGATAAATCTATTCTTAAAAAGTTAGATAATTATGAATGGATTTATAATCAACGCATTATAGAAAAAAAATCAATAGAACAAATCGCCAAAGAATTGAGTATATCTACAATTCCTGTTGTTAAGTATCTTAAGAAACATAAAATACACGGATTAATTGATTCAAGAAGAAGGAATAGTCATAGTACAAGTATTTTAAGTGATAAAGAAAAACTTGAAGAATTATATAAAACTGGATTGACCTGTGATGAGATTGGAGAAAAGATAGGTGTTGCGAAATCTACAGTAGCAAGGTGGTTGAACATTTATGGAATTGATATTAGATTATCTAATTCTTATGAAAGAAAAATTAATAAAGTAAGTAAAGAAGAAAACACCTTATATGAGTATGTCCAATCAATCTATAACGGCAATATTATTCAGTCAAACCGTTCTGTTCTGAATGGTAAAGAGTTGGATATTTATTTACCTGATTATAAATTAGCAATTGAATATAACGGTCTTTATTCTCATCAACACAGACCAAGTGAATCTAAGGAATCTTTGATTAAGGGAAAATCTTATCATCTAAACAAAACCCTAATGTGTGAGAAGCAGGGAATACAACTTCTTCAGTTTTATAGTGATGAATGGTTATACAAACAAAGTATTGTCAAATCTGTTATCTCAAGTAAATTGAATATAAATGAAAAAATATATGCCAGAAAATGTAAGAAAGTAATTATAGATACTCATCAAAAAAATCAATTTCTAAATCAAAATCATATGCAAGGTGAGGACAAAAGTAAGGTTAAGATTGGACTTACTTATGAAGATGAACTAGTTTGTGTAATGACTTTTTGTAAATCTAGATTTAACAGAGTTTATGAATGGGAACTTTCTAGATTTTCTAATAAAATAGGGGTGAATGTGATTGGAGGTTTTAGTCGTCTACTTAGTTGGTTCCGAGAAGACTATGAAGGAAATATTGTTTCTTATGCGGATAAAAGATATTCTAACGGGAATGTTTATTATAAAAACGGATTTGATAATATTAGAGTTAACGGGCCTTCTTATTATTATATTGATAAGAATTGTAATAAAAGATATAATCGTATGATGTTTCAGAAAAAACTTATTGGTGCCTATGACTGTACCGAATACGAAAAGGCAAGAGAACTGGGATACAATAAGATTTATGATTGTGGAACCATTTGTTTTGGATTGGCATAAAAAAAGGGAACCCGAAGGTTCCCCTAAAAGATATGTAAGAGAGATTTACATTAAATTCGCAACTTTGACTCTTCTGTAGTAAGCGTTAAGGTTACTATTAAGAGCACCCTGACCTACGGTTGAACCTTCCGCGAATGGATTGGCGACCATGCCGTAGCGGGTCTTAAATCCGATTTTTGGTTGGAAGGTGTTCTCACCAACGGCACGAACCATTTGGAGGGGAACATAAGGGCAGTAGAATAGACCTGCGTCATAAGGTGAAGAACCCTTATAACCAACAACGTAGAACTGATTAGGAGCAACGTTTGCCGAATATGGGTCAATATAAACCTTATACTTGCCTTGAAGAACACCTGCGAAGGTGTTACCGGTGTCATCAACGTTAAGATTTGCGTTGAGTGCTGGGGTGTAATCAAGAACTCCTGCCATCGCAAGTGCCGAAGCAACGTCTGCGGAGCAAAGAATCATGTTACCCTTTCCTCTACGAGTCTGCTGGGCGATAGCGTTAGCATCACGCTCGATTTGGAAGATAAGACCCTTGAACTTCTCCACCGACCAACGACCGTTGGAGTCAACGTCAAGGTCAAAAGTACCAGCAGTAGCAGTATTTGCTTGAGCACCAGGCTTAGCAATCTTGTATACGGTTCTGATAACTTCACGGTTGATTTCGGCAAGAATCTCAGTTGAGAGAATGTTTGCCAATTCAGCTTCAGCATTCAGACCGTGAATTGCCTTGAGGTCTTGAGCGAGCTCAAGTGAGTACTCAGCTTTCAGAGCACGGGATTTAGCAGTAACGGTGACTTTCTCGATTGAGAATGCCATCTCGTTGAACTGATTATTTGCAGCATCACCAAGTGCTTCCGAATCACCAGTGTTCATAGCGGTGGAGACACCGTATGCCGTTGCAGGATTATCGTTAAGAACGCTAGGATTGTTTTGTCCTACTGAAGAAGCAGTAGTACCGAAACCAACAGCACCTGATGCAAGAGTTCCAGCAGCATTCTGGGAAGAGAATCTAGTATCTGCTTCGTTGTAGAATGCTTCAGTTCCGGACTGGTTGGTGTAACGTGAACGCATCGCAAAGATGAGTCCGGTAGGACCGTTCATTGGTTGAACGCCACACAGATCATAAGCAATCAGGTTAGGCATAGAGCGTCTGATTAGAGAAATCAGAACGGGGTCGAAACCAGCTGTAGGTCCAGCATTAAATCCTTGAGCACTGCCACCAAATCCACCGGAAGCACCAGCAGCATTACCGGAGTTGGTTGGAGATTCGTAGAGGAAATCACGCTCTTCGCGGAGTTCTCTCTCTTGGTTTTCTAGCAGGATAGCGGTTACAGATCTGCGATGTGCATCTTTGATCTGATCCATTCCGGAATAGTCCAGAATTGGTGCCCACTTCTCCTGCAAATATTCTGCGTTGAACATTTGCATTTGTTTTACCTTGTTGAAAGTTTTTGTTTGATTGTTTATAATTTAAAAAATCACAGTTTAGCGACTCTTCCCAGAGTCTGAAGGTATGTTGCCATTCTTCCATCAACTTGTAGTTGCTGGGACTGGACATCAGTACTTTCGGATAAGGTTTCCGAGTCATCTCTTTGAGCACTAGTATTTGTTGGGAAATAAGAATCCCTCAGAGTTACCAGTTTCTCACGATAGTTTGCTTCACTATCAAACTCAACATTTTCGGCAAGAGAAGCGAGTTTGTCCTTCTGAGAAAGTGCAAGACCCTCAGCGACATCTGCAAAAATTACATCAGCAACTGACTCTGCTAATCTTCTATTCAGAGCAACATTTCTTTCAATTTGCTCGTTGAGTTTTCCTTCCATTTCATCAAGTTTATCTACCATACTCTCGATTACATCATATCTATCTTCAGGGATTGAAACATAATGATCTTCAAAAAGACCTCTCATTCCTTGGAGGAATGATTCGGTCATTTCAGTTTTGAGACCGTGCTCAACTGCGAGTGCATTTTCAGCAATCCACTCATCAGCAACATACTCAAGGTATGCATCGACACGATCAACAAGACCTTCTTTAATTGCTTCAATTTCTTCTACGAGTGCTTCCTCATAGGATGATTGAAGTTCTTCTTTGATTTCGGCAACCTTAGAATGGATTGCTGCTTCAAAAATTGTTCTTGCTTTTTCTTGAAACTCTTCAGAGAGTTCTTCACCGGCAAGGAGAGCATTAACATCTTCTTCGATGTCAAACTCTTCCTTCATTTCATCTTCTTCGTCTTCTTCATCCTCATCTTCATCTTCTTTTTTGGAAGGTTTTTTGCCGTTCTTCGATTTTTTACCTTCTTCATCATGAGACTCTTCGGCAACTACTTCTTCATCCTCATCAAGTTCTTCTTCATCAACAAGATCTTCATCTTCTTCCGTCTCTTCCTTTACACCTTTCATAGAATCTGCTGCAACTGCTTTAGCGTTTACAACATCTCTAACTTGTGCAAGAGTTGTGGCTGGATCCTTAAGTTTTGAAGAATCATCATCGGGACGATAATTTTCTGGAGTTGGACCGCCTAAATCTTCCCAAGAACTTGTTTGACCAGGAGTTACAACGGAAGTTGCACTCTTTGAGGGAGTTTCGGCAGGTGCGGCCCCTTTGGTTACTACGTTTTCCATTTCTTGTAAATTTCTACCAACGGACATTTTTTTTAGATCTTGTGTTATAATCTATATTTATTTATAAATTAAAGATTTCCCAAGAAATCTTTAAATAATTCAATTTTATGTTCTTGTAGAGTTTTTTCATCTACAAGAGTATTGATTCTACGCTTTGTTTGCTCTGCAAGTTTTTCACGAAGGATTCCTCCTTCCCAAACCCATTCTTTACCCTCCATAATTCCTTGAACAAAAGCATCAGGAGCAGAAGGATCGGCAACGATGTCTGCAGCAGTTGCAAGCATGAAATCTTCGCCAACAATTTTATGACCTTCATTGGTCAATTTAAGTGAACCAACACCACGAGAAGAAACACCTAGACAAACACCAGAATCCAATAAAGATTGGGCAATTTTACCCATTGGAGTTTCGAGAAGTTGTGCCTTACCCCTAAAGTTTGTTCCTTCTGCCGTAAGAGAAACAATCTTATGAGAAACACGATCAAGATTGACTGTAGGACCATCTGGATGTCCTAACTCCCCAAGAGCACGACCTTTTGAAATAAAAGATTCGGTGTATCTTTTTACCTCCTTTGCAAGAGTTTGCATAGGGTACATTCTTCCATTACGATTACAAATGTCTCCTTGAAGAAAAATTCCTTCAATAAACATTGTTTTTTTACCATTTACCTTTTCGGTAATAAACTCTACTTGTGAGACTTCTTCTGTGATGAGTTTCATTTTTTATTCGGTGACTAACTGAACGATTTCTGTGATACTAACATTCTCAGATCCTGATGAGGTAATCGCACTCACCTTCACACTTCTTGCAATATTTGCATTAGTTGTAGTAATTATTCCAACAATAGATGAACTATTATGTGAGATTGTTACGGAATCATTAGATACTGCAGTAATCAATCTGTGCTCTGTATTAATTCCTGCTGGTTGTGCATTTTGAATGGTGACATAATCGCCAACTAAAAATGGATTTCCTGCATTTTCATCAAATGAAATAACAGTTGACGCTCCTGTAGTAATTCCTGCAATCTTTTGTCTTGCAAGTCTTTCTTTCAATACTTCATTACCATATGGACCAATTTGAAAAGAATTAGTGGTGGCAACCGGATCTCCTCCGATTTCAATATAAACTGAGGTCAATCCGGTAGATACTCTTATATATCCACTTCTAAGGGCAATAGGATTACTAGTAGTTGCCGCACCTGCAGTAGCAGTAATTCTATTTACATTTTGAACAATCTTAATTGCCATTATTCTTGGTCCTCTGTATTGCCTTCATCACCAAACATCGATGCTGCCACATAAGGTCGGGCAGAATCAACTCTGTCCGATGCTTTTGCGTATAATATTTCTTTAATTTTATCAGATACATCAGATGCTGAACCATCTGTTGCAATCAAATCGATAAGTTCTTCCATAAAAACAATTTATTATTATAAGATTATTTATATCTTGCCACCTTTAGGCTCTGGAGGAGGTTCTGGTGCAAGTGGTTCTTCAGGAACTTCTCCTAGTGCTGACTCTCCTGTACCTTCTGGAGGTAAACCACCTTCTGGAATAGGATTGCCCATTTCATCCACTGGAGGATTAGGATCTGGAAGAATACCCTTTTCAATTTCATCATCAATTTGTTCATCAATATCAATAATCTCACTATCAGTTTGACGAAGAATCTTTTTGCGGACATATTCGGTTGAGAAATATTTGCCAATATATGGTTCCATCGTCGCAACGAGTGTTAAACGATTTGTAAGTAATTCTGCTTCCTTAAGTTCTGCAAAATGGTTGTCATATAAGAAATCATACTGAATATGATCGCTCATTGTTTCCCAATCTTCAGGAGTTACAATATTCTTAAGGAGAAGTTGAGTGCGAAGCATGTCATTAAACATATTCGCAAAACGCTTTCTTAGGCGTCCAACAAACTTAGAAAACTTAAGTTCATCTCTCAAAATCTCTGATGATCTACCCAAATTAAATCCATCACCACCCCCGGCAATTCTGGATTCGGGAACTCCAAGTGCTCTATAGAGTTTCTTCTGAAAGTATTCGATATCAGAAAGTTCTCCAAGATTTTGACCACCGGGAAGAGTTGTAATTTCGGTTCCTCTACCACCCTCTCTTCTTGGAAGCCAAAAATCCTCAAGCATACTCATATACTTGCGGTCATCACGAACTTCACCAGTGTTTGCATCGTAAACTAATTTATTACGATAGCGACTCATAACCTCTTTGAGGTATTGTTCTGCTTTTACCTTTGGAAGATTGCCGACATCAATATAAAAAATACGACGCTCGGGTGCTCTTGATAATCTATAAATCACAAGAGAATCTTCAATCATTCTAAGTTGATTGAGTGCCTTGATTGCTTTATGAAGATATGAAAGGACGGTTCCCTTATTCCTATCAATTAATCCTGATGTGCAATAAGTAATTGAATCTCTAGCAATTTTTACCGCACCTTTTGAGGAAGATCCAAGCATACCTGATGGATAGTTTGATGTTGGAGTATAGATGAAATATTCTTCAATTTCAGGATATGTAACCTGATTTACATTAAAATTAGTAAGTGTTGATAAGTTTGGTCCGGAATTATTATTGGTCTTTTTTTCTTGACGAACATGTTTCATTTTCATAGGATCAATATATCTCAATTCCTGAATGCCCTCTTCAGGTTTTTTTATATCAATTACCTTGAGATAAAATAATCTACCATCAATATACCAATTTCTAAAAATTTCGTGAGACTTCTTATCAAAGTCCATAATTTCTTTAATATATTTAAACTCATCTCTTATAATTTTCTTGAGTTTATCACTTGCATTTAAGTTTGAGAGTTCTATCTCTACGGGAGAATCATATAAATCACTTACGATTGCTTCATTAACAACATCTTCAATTGCACCATCACATTCTGGATGGAGAGACATCTCACGATATCTACGAATTAGATCATATTCTGTTCTATAGACACCCTCAATATCAACAGTCTGACCATAAAATCCAGATTGAATATAATAATCAACCCCGTCCTCATTATTAGGAGGAACGGGGGAGACTATTGATTTGGATTTTTTTTCATTATCCTCAATCGAAAAACCAAAAAGTTTCGCCATTTTATAAATTTAAACTCTTAATATGTTCTATTTAGTTAATATCTTCACCGCCAGCAGCAGGTGAATTACCTTTAACTGCTTCCCACCAAAGAACCTGCATCTCTACGGTAAACTCCTGAATGGCATCAGTTTCATATGCCAGATTGATTGGACTAATATTTGTTGGGAATAAATCATAGAAATGATATGCTCTCAGCGTAGAACCATCACGATCTAATTGATAAACGAAAGCATCTGCCTGATATAATGCCGGATCAGTAACACCAGTATTATCAGATACCCTGTTAATTTTATTCATCCAGTTTTCAAATGCCGAACGAATAGAAAAATCAGTGTCATTAATTACAGTAATCGTCCAAGTTTCAAAAGTACGATCTCCTGCTAATTTTAGAGTTCTTCCTCTAAATGCAACATCTATTGGAGTTACTGTTGAAGCTGGAAGTGCCGCAGACTTAACTAAGAATCTTGATTTGTCAAGAACATTAGTATCGGCAGCTGCAACATCTGGGAAAGAAAGAACAACCTCAAAGAGGTTACTTCTAGCACCACCACCAGACAGCTTACTCTTGAAGTCTGTAATCTTCCTTAAAGGAGGTGGATTTAATTGATTTCTGGTTGCCATAGTTGTTAAACCTCTTGATTAATTAAAAGTTGCCGATTACTTCTTCAAAATCAACACCAGTCTTGGTGGCAATAAAGGTAAGACCGATGAAGTTAATCGATCTCGCTGGTTTAATGTAGATGTCTGCTTTAAATTGATTTGCATCAATAACTGCTGCCGTGTTATTTGTTTCATCACAAATAACAACATAATCAAAAATACCTCTCTTTGCCTGAACATCACGCAAGAATGGTTCAATCGTATTTACGAAATTGGTTCTTGTAATTTCATCGTTAAACTCAAATAGTACATCCTTGGCGGCACGAGAAATGGCATCTTCAAGATAGATAAAGAGTCTGCGAACATTAATACGATCAAATGCAGATGTTCTTCCTAATCCAGTCTTATCACCAAACAGAATAATACCTGCTCCCGGTGAGAAGATGATTGGATTGATTCTATTGGAGTATAGACGATCTCTTTGTGACTTACTTGGGGTGTATGCAAGTTTAACCGCATTTAGAATAGCACCTCTTGATGTACCGGCAGGAGAATACCAAGGGAAGAAATTAATATCACTACGAGCACAAAGACCGGCAATATCACCGTTTAAAGGAGCATATCTATAAGTATTTGCAAATCTATCGTACATATACTTGTACCCAGAATCAAATACTGCATAAGATGAAGATGCTATGGAAGAGAAGAAACTAATTACATTTCTGGTAATATCTTCTGGAGTTTTGACTGTAACTCCACCCTCTACTGGATTGTCTGCAAGAGCGGCACCTCTATATGGAGTAATAAAGGCAATTGCATCTTTCCTCAGTTCGGCAACCGAGATGAGTTTATTTGCGAGTTCTTGTGCAGTTTCTTTGGCATATCCGGCAGAACCCATTAATAAGAAATCTACTTTAATTTCTTCAGTATTTTCAAATAAATCATACCCATCCTTCAACTCACTAAGATCAGCAGTAAGAGCACCGGTAGTTCCAATTCCAGTTTGACCATTATAGTTAAGACCACCCGCTAAGGTATAGGTATTAGAACCTGCGGCACCAAAAATAACATTTTCTGCAGGTTGATCCCATCCATTATCGGTTGTTAAATCAAACTGACCAGCATCATATCCTGTTGTGGTAAGTCCGGCAGGAGCACCACCGGCAAAGATATTTGCAGAACCTGCGGCAATATACTTTCTCCAATACGAAGTACTTCCTGCAGAAAACTCAGCATCAGTTGCCTTAGAAAGACCTATATGCTTTTCAAGAATTGTTCCGGCATTACCAGTAATAGTTCCTAACTCATCAATAACTACAACATGAACTTCATCAAATCTAGATCCTCTTGGTTCTGCAAATGCCGAAGTTCCTGGTGCAGGTGATAGATTATTCCACTGGATTTTGGTTTTGATTTTATCAAGGTCGATGTATTGTTGACTGAACCAATCAACTTCGCCAGTATAAGCAGCACTTCCCAAAGTAGCAGAGGAAATACCGCTGTTGTTTGTTCCTGCTGCCGGGGTTACAGATACGATACCAACATTTCCAGTTTCGGTAAAGCACCAAGTTCCATCTTGCTGATAATCAACGGATGTTTCTGTTCCAGCAGCAGATACGTGACTTAGAACTTTAACTTTTACTTCTGATTGACCAACTTCAGTGATAATACCTTTTAAATAACCGTCAATAGAACTTCCGTTTGTAACATCAGTTTTACCCACTACAGATTGAGTTACACCATAACCAACTTGAATTGTGGTTCCAGTTGTTGTAGATGTGTAACTTCCAAAAGAAAGTGATACATTGTCTAGAGTAATGGCATTTAAAGTTGGTTTATTGAAAAATACGGTTCCAACACCAATTGAAGATACTGTTGTTCCAGAATCAATAATTCCAGTTTCTATTTTTAAAGTTTGTCCAGATGAAATACCAGTTGTTGTAATTCCAGTAACAAATGTGGTAGTGATTCCAATATCACCATTAGATGCTGTTGCAACTCCAACAAAAGTAGTATTTGTTACTGAAGTTGTGGATATACCGCTTAAGATTTGGTCTGCTTTGGAGTCAATAATTGCAACTTTAATTCCATTTGCCCAAGAACCAGGATTTCTTGCTGCTACAGTAACACCAGTAATAGTATTTTCATCATATCCAAGTTCTTCATAATTATCCAAACTCTTAATCTTAACGCTACTTGCAGTTCCTACAAAGGCATTTTTTAGTTGGGTGTCGTCTGCTCTGACTACCTGTAATGAACCACCATAAGAAAGATAGGATGAAGCAACCATCCAACTTTCATAGTGCTTATCTGTGGAATACGGTTCTCCAAAAATATTCAGCAGATCATTTTCATTCTCCACTAAAGTTGGCGAGTCTACAGGACCTTTTGCGAAAGGTGCAACAATTGCTCCTACTTTATTAGAAGCTGGTTGAACTCTACCAGAGGTTAAGTCAACTTCCCTTACTACAATTCCAGGAGATGCTAAATTTAGCGGCATCTTTATTCTCCGTTATCCCGAATTATTCTAAAAGTATTTATAATTTCCTTCTCTTCAAAGACTTATCTATAATCCCACATATAAGAACGGTCTCCATATTCATCAACACTCCAAACCTCTTCAGTTTGTATTTGATTTTCTGGAGTAGCAAACATCCATCTATCTCCAGTTTCTTGCTCCACAAATACTTCCATATCTTCTAATCCATCAGAAATAAATCCGAATGGAGACATATCCTGTTCAATTTGATTTTTCTGTTCCTCATAAATTCTCTTACGAATATCATTATCCGTCATTTCCTTGAAATAATCTTGAGCAACTAGCCAGGCAAAAATAACTAAGCACATTACCAAATCATCATTACACCCTTCTTCCGCTATAAAAGAATTATGCTTCTGAATAAAAGTTGTCATTTCTGCAATAATATCATAATCATTAACCAATAACTTATCATCCTCAATAAGTAATTTTAAATTAGAGCAACCTAATTTTTTAACTGCCGCAGTTGTTCTAACTCCAAGTTGAGATTTTTTACCACTAAAACCAGAACCAACTAATTGCCCTGCTCTACCTCGCATCGCACACATTAAAATATTATCATACTCCAAATCAAAATGAAGAATGTTTGCAACTTGGTCTCCAATATCATTAACTTCTATAAGCAACCAAGAATTGTTATACCCCTTTGCAACTTCATTAATGATACTTGGAAATAGCATCGGTTTAATTTCATTATTTTTATACTTTGCAACTACTTTGTATGGAAAGTTTGTAATATCAAAAACCACAAATGCCGAATAATCATTTCCTATACCACGAGCAACATCAACAGTAATTAAGTAATTATGATCCTCCTTGGGGTCTTCATAAACATCAAGACCTTTACTTCTGGTTATTGGATCATCATATACCAATATTTTAAGTTTACTTGGATTGATTAAGGTTCCTATGGATCCTAAAAATTCACAAAGATGCTCTGCCCTAAATTGTTCTTCACTTGTGTTTGCAATTGTCTGAGCTTTCCATTCCTCATCTCTTCCGGGTACTTCTGACCAGTGAACCTCAGTAGCAACAAATTGACTTTTATTTCTTTCCGCATCGTGCCACATTCTATAGAAGTGGTTCATACCTTTTGGGGTACTTACTATAATAACCTTAGTGGATTTACCGGATGAAATAGTAGGATAAACAGATGCAAAGAAATCATCCGCAATATGATTTGGAACGAATGCAAATTCGTCCAAGAAAATAATATTAAATGACATTCCTCGAACAGCAGAAGCAGACGTTGATGCCGCAATAATCTTTGAACCATTTTCAAGTTCTAATGATCCTTTATTCCAAGATACAATACCTTGTTGCATCCATTTTGGAAGATTCTCATAAGATAATTGAAGTCTACTTAAAATCTCCCTTGAGGTTGATGCCTTGTTTGCAAGAATGCCGACATTTACGTTGTCATTAAAAACAATATAATGCAATAAGTATGATACTACCGTTGTTGTATTATGTGTTGGGATAAAAGTATTTCCACATAAAAACAGATGGTCATCACTATCTACTTGAATACACGCAACTGGGACACTATCTACTTGTTCTATTTTTTGTATATAATGTCTTTTATTTTGAGGTCTTCCTTTTCCATTAAAATTTATTAATTCTAACTTTCTTGGAAGATTAAAAACTTTTTCTTTGGAAGCAAAACGAACTGTATAATACCAACACTGATTGATTGACTTTCTACTTACCCTAGATTTTATCCCTAAAGAAGATAGAAGTTCAACAACTTGAAGAATAAATTCATAATTTTTTTGATAAAACTCAAATGATTGAGTTTTAGTGATAGATCCATCAGTATCCATCAATCCTCGCAATAATTCCATTCTTTGATCTATTGATGATCGCAGATATATTTGAGGAATATGTTTATTCTTTAATAAATTATTTTCTTTTAATTTTTTTCTTAAATCTCTACACTTAAAACGAATACAATTATTATCTTCTCTTTCGTGTTCAATATCTAGTTTTGTTTTATAAAATTCATAATCATCTTTATGTGCTATTATTCTCCCGTCCGCAGAATATCCATCACCCAACCAAACACCAAGAAGATATGGATCTATAGGCAAATTTTGATTTTTCCCATTAATTGCTTTAGATAAGTCAATATAAAGTGACCCTTCTACACCTTTACCTCTTTTATTGTTAGTTTTCTTTAAGTATCTTGAATATATTTCATCAGTATTGATAACTTTTTTTCCAGTTCTCCAATAAGAACTATTTACTTCCCACAAATGATCTGCATCAGCGACAATTTCTTCTCCATTATCAAAAAATATTTTGTAACACTGATGATTAATCATAGTTTCTGTTTTAAATGTTACAGAAACTGGATTTCCATCTGGAGAAAGTATTTGATCCCCAACTTCAATATCCCCAATCGTCGCCCATCCTTCAGGTGTTGGTATTGGAGTATCTAATGCTAATGCCTTACCAACTTGGCGTGGCATTTTTGCTATGTTAAATCTGTTCTTATGAAAGTTGCTGACTAATCTCTCCTGAAAGGGCCACATATTAAACTTAACAAGACCATCATCAACATTAACAATCTTGATGTATTTTTTGGCAAAATAAACTGGGTCTTCCTTACAAGTTAAGAACTCAATAATTTGTTCTTCGGTAAATTGTATTGGAGTATTTGCTCTCTTTAGATTTGGGTTAGAGAGATATGCATCACCTATCTTTAGTTGAATGTCTTGAATATCCATAATTACCTACTAATCTCTTCCCAGTCCAAAGAAGCAACAACAGTATCATTACTACTATCAGAAGCAACCACAAGTGTAAGTTCATAAGGAGTTGAAGTTAATCCATTTCTTTCTAACTGAAACTTAAATAATGCTTCTTTCAGAATATCAACTTGACTTGCTGCATGATTTGATGCATTAAAAAATCCACTTGCTAGTATTCTTCCCCCAGCAGCAGAAGTTCCAGTAATATTATATTCAACAGCACTATCAGTACCAGCACTTACCCAAGCACCACCAGTAGTAGTTTCAGATGCTATAACCTGCCAATTAAAATTACCAGTGCTAATTGGCATTATAGAAAGTGCCGTGAGAATTACAATAGCATCCAAACGATTTGGTGATGCTTTGAGACGCAAAGATATTACAGGATAGAATGTTCCCGCAGTTCCTAATGTTCTTGGAGAATTGATTGGTATACCAACTGCCTGCTGTATTCCACGAAGTTCATAACCACCCTCTGAAATTACAGTAGAACAAACTTGTTTAAGTGTGCTTGCACTGGTTGTAATTCCAGTATTTGCAATCTCATATCTCAAAGGTAATGCTGCCGTTGTAATATAAGTTGAAGTGATTAAGTTTGCGTGATGGAATGAATGGCAGTGAATAAACTTCCCATCAACTACAAAACCCAACCTAACTGTTCCAACTCCCAACCATTCAATATCCATCCACAAAATTTGTGCTTTGGAAATATCTAATGTAACACCAGATGGATTGAGATGCCCTGCACCAAGCATCGTATCAACATTCCAATCCGACTGTGCAACTCTTGTTGTTGTTCCAGTAGATAAACTTCTTTCCGCAAAATATAAAGTGCTTCCATCAAGTTCCAGATACATTCCATTATCTGCACCAAAGTATCCTACTCTTTGACGAAGATTTGCTTTTGCTGGGTTCATTATAAATGTATTCAATACCTGTAATGATTTTCCTGGTTGATAAGAGAATACTTTTGTGGTTTCCCTAATCACAGAACATCCAGCAGTAGTTCCTATTCCAATATTGACTAAACCTTGTGCTGTTACAAATCCAACTGTTGAACCAGTTCCTACAACTAAACCATTCCAAAGATTATTGTCCCTGTATCTGTGGGAACTATCAAAAAGTGTAAGTGGAGTTGAAGTTCTTAAACGACCAAATGCATCGGTTGCTATTGGTGGAAATGCAACAGATGCTGCTGCTGATGATGTAGAAATTGATACTGTTCCCGTAACTGGTAGGGGATTACTAGAACTTACAGGAGCACTATTAAGGTTGAGTGATACTTGCCCTGTTGTTCCAATTCCTACTGTTCCTTGAACTGTAACAGTAGAACCAATACCTGATACTGCGACTGATGTGACTGGATTGGTTATATAAAAACTTGTATTTGAGATTGATACTGTATTTCCAATTGATACAGTGTTCAGTAATGTAGAAATACCGACTGGAAGATATGAAAGATTTAGATTTACTGTTCCTACACCAACAGGAAGATATGGAGTTGTGAGAATGCTAGTTATACCAACTTCTGTGATGTGCGTATGAACTGGATTTGCTTCAGAACTCGCAACACTAATAGTTGCTGGAATTGTAATATCACCATTAATAGTAATAGTAGAAGAACCCAAAGATACTGGAAATGGATTATCAAATGTTACTACTTCGCCATTTTTATTGGCAATCATTGGGACTTCAAAGAGACTTCTTTCTTGATTCAGAAAGTCTTGTGTATTCTTATTAAATTGTGCCATAATTAATCAGTCCAAGTTAGTCTTTCTGGTTGATATCTTTGTGAGTTCTTAATTTTTAAAGAATTTGTTGTTTGGGGGTAAATATTATGAACAATTGCCCCAGGATATTCACCCTGCAATTGCTCCGCAAGTTCATTTTTATTCATCAATTTGCCCTCAACTTCCAAGCGGTATAATTTTCCCTCCCAAACTACATCAGCAAGAAAAGACTCGTTAGTAGTTTCTGGTTGCGATGCATTCATATAAAGATTTCCGTTGAAATCTCCAACAATATTGACACTTTCTGAAATAAACTGTTGAAAAGATTTCATTTTAGTTACAGTTCCAACGACGGAGAGCTTTGTTGATTCTTGAATCTGGATCTCTTGCGGTCTTTGCTGAAGTTAATTTAGATTTCATCCCTGACATACGACTACAAAAGTTTTTACGACGCTTTGCTCTTTTACCCTTTGGTTTCTTTTCGGTTACCGCAGTCTGAAGTTTTGAACCTGGATTTTCACGACGATATGCATTAACTGCTTTTTGACTTAACCCATCTGTTTTATCTTTGCGATTTACTGACTGCCAATCTTCGGCAAGTTCTTCTCTCCAGTTTGAATATAACTTTTTCTCTCCAAGAAGTCTACTACCAATACCTTTACTTCGTTTTAGTACTTCCGGTTTAATAATATCAATAAATTCAACATAAGGATTTCCACTTGCGTCTTCAATTGAAACTGATTCTGGGACACAATTTGGAACCATTTTTTTGCCCTTCTTCTTCATACCAACTTTTTTATATCCAGACCAACACGCTTCATCCATTGATCCTTGAACATTATGCTCACCACTATCTAGATAGTCAGCAGCGGCATCAATATAATCTGCTGCTTTTGTAATTTTTGATTGAACCCACGCTTCAATATTACCCTCACCTTTCAACTTACCGCGAAGTCTTTTTGCCGCAGAAATAATTGTGGAGAGTTCAGATCTTGCCATTGAATATTCGTGATCTGGTTCCTTAGACTCATTGGCAGGATGTACCTGAGCAATACTAAACTTCATCTGATTTGATGATAAACTTGAGGGTATTGAGAACATATCCCAATACTTAGTACCATATCTACATTCTTCTCTAGTCTCATCCTTTTCACATTTGGGGCAGTAACGCATCATACTCATTTGTTCCGAGAGAGGGTCCTTTGATGATAGATTTATTGATTCTGATTTATTACCCCAATTAGCGGCACCAACCT